GCCGAAGGCCGCGCCGATATTTCCGGCCGGCCTCGGTCACATCGACGAAGGACGGCCCGTCAACCGGCGCGCTGCGATCGAAGCCTTCGACGCCCTTGACCGCCACCGCAATGCCGGTGCCGAAGCTGCGCACCCAGCTATAGACCTGCGATGTCGTGCGGCCGTCGCCCGAGTCGATCGCAAGCCGCGCGATCTGCATGACCGCGCCGTTCTCGTGCGGCCAGGTTCGCGACAGGAGCTTCGTCAGCTCCCGCCACACCACCTGGCCGGAAGTCTCGCCTTCCAGAACGACATGGTCGATCAGCCAGCTTTCGAGACCCCGGCCCCAGGCCCAGACATCGACTTCGATGCGATCGGTCTGCACGTCGGCGCCGGCCGTCAGCACCAGCGCGCCTTCGGGAATCGTCCCGAGAGGATGCTCCTTCTCGCGCTCATAAAGCCGTCGCCAATCGGGTGCTTCGCCGCGCTCCTGCCAGGTTTCGCCGAGCAGCGTGTTCTTCGCGGTCTTGAGCAGCGCGTCGTTTCCCTGCGCCGCTTCCCATTCGCGCGCGATCTGCGCCCACGAGAGCCAGCCGACCGGCGAATAGAGCCCGGAAATGTGGAAGCCGATCACATGCGGATCGCCGGCCCTTGCGGTCGGCCGCCATTCGCCGGCCGCGAGCATTTCCGTCTTGCGATGCTCGGGAATTCCGCGCTCGCAATTCTCGCAGATGTATTCCGCCGTCTCCGGCTGACCCTTGTCCCAGCGCAGGCGCTCGAACTTGAGCCACTGCATGAACCGGCAATAGGGACACGGCACGAAATAGCGCCGCTGGTCGGTCGCCTCGTATTCCCGTTCGATCCGGGAGAGGCCTTTGACCGTCGGCGTGCTCACGATGAAAATCTTCCGGCGATGCCCGAAAGTCCTCGTCCGTGCTTCGGCGAGCGCGATCGGATCGCCTTCGCCGTCCACGTCGCCGGGATAGGCGTCCACCTCGTCGAGAAACAACCAGCGCGCGGGCATCGAACGAAGGCCGACGGCGCTGTTGGCGCCGGCCAGGATCAGTTGCCCGCCCGCGAACCGCTTCGCGAGCACGGTGTTGCCGCTGTCGCGGCTGCGCGCCGGGAGCACGATCTCGCGCAGCTCCGGGCTTTCCTCCAGAAGCGGCTCAATGCGCTGCTGCGACAGGCGCTTCGCCAGATCGGTCGTCGGCTGCACCGCCAGGAACGGGCCCGGCGCCTGGTGGATCACGTAGCCGATCCAGTTGTTGCCGGCCTCGGTCGCGCCCACCTGCGCCGCCTTCATGAAGACGATCCGGCGCGCCGGATGCGACGGCGAAAGCGCGTCCATGATCGCGCGCATGTAGGGCGTGCGGTCGGTGCGATAGCGCCCGGCCTCGGAAGCGGCGCGGGAGGAGAGCACGCGATGGCGATCGGCCCATTCCGAAACCGTCAGCAGGGGGTCCGGCGCAAGGCCGCGCGCCCACGCGCGAACGATGTCGGCTTCGCCATCATAGGCTTCGGCCGAGCTCGACCTTGAACTCGCCAAGTTCGGCAAGCTGGCGCCGGACATGCTTTTCGAGAACCGTTTCCATCTGGTGCGGATCGACGCCGAGCTCGGCCGCCATCAGCGCGGCGACGCGTGCCGGCCATTGGACCCAGGCATCGCGCTCGCGGCGCGCCAGCGCATAGACGGTCGCGATCGTACGCGCGCGATCGACCAGTTCGCCCTTGAACTTGCGCAGCCGCTCCCGCGCGGTCTGCGCCTTGAGAACCTCGTTGGCGGTGCGCGCCCGCAGGAACATGCTTCCGCCGGGATCGCCTTCGCCGGACTCGCGCAGCGTCTCCTGCACCGCGTCGATCGCCGCCCGCGGCACCGCCTTGCCTTCCGCGCGCACGGCCTTCGCGCCGGCGGTCTCGCCGGATGCCGGCGCCCGATACCTTTGCTGCGAGGGATCGGTCTGCGCCGCCCATTGGGCGTCGGCCTTGGCCGGATCGATGGTGCCGTCGGGCTCCGGCGTGATCCGCCCCGTCGCGATCGCCTTGCGGACCGCGCTTTCGGCGCAGCCTCGATGGCGCGCGTAGGCCCTGCGGGAGAGACCCATGCTGCTCTCGCGCTCCCGATATGCTCGTTAAACCAGTGAGTTAGCAGTTGCTCTCCTTCGCCGGTCGAGCCTGAGTGAGCGCCGGCAAGATCAACGTGGAGGGCAGTAATGGCTCGCAAGCCTCACCCGGCGGACGCCGCGAACGCCGCGATCATCGCCAATGCGATCCGGTTCGATCTGGCGCTCTTCCTCGGGGTCGGACGCTACGCGAAGGCCTCCGCCGCCACGCTTGCCGAGGCGCGGCTTAAGGCGGCGCGCCTTGCGGCCGAGCACCCGAACGGCCGCCGCGCGCTGATCTACGCGATCGACGCAAGCGGACGGTCCGCGCTCGTCACCGATGACGTTCCAACCCAAGCGAAGGAGCCTGCGATGAAGACCTATGCGAAGAAGTTCAACGCCCAGCGCGCCGCGAAGGCCGCCGGCCACGATCCCGCAGAGATCGAGATCGTGAAGACGAAGGACGGCTTTGCCTGGCGCCTGAAGAAGCAAGCCGGCGGCCGGAACGATGCGCGCGACGCGAGGCTCGCACCCGATCCGTCGCGCGAGCCGCAGCGCGCGACCGCGACGAAGCGCGAGCGGCCGTTCGGCAAGCGCGCGCAGATCGAGGCCGACGCCCGCGCCGGCAAGCTGCCCGAGCCGCCGGATTTCAGCGCCGAAACCCACAAGCGGTTTCGCAACAAGCTTGCGGCCGTGGTCGCGCTTGCAAACGCCGGCGATCTGAACGGCCTCCGCGCCTTCCAGATCAATCCGGTCAGCTCGAGCCCGAAGGCGATCGCCCGCTATCGCGATCTCTGCGTCATGGCGCTTGAGGCGCAGGGCGTCCGCTAAGACCTCGCCGGCCCCGCTACGTTCCAGAACAGCACGCGGCCCGAGCTATCTCGGGCCGCGTACTCGCTGGGACTGCCAGCGGAGGAGCGCGTGCGCAAGCTCGTTTTACGGCAACCCGCTTGATATTCTCTGAGGACAAAGACGGGGGCCGACCATGCCAGTACAGCGCCACAACGTAGTAATCCCGCTAGAAGACGGCGGTGTCGAAGTGCATCCGCTCAAGGAATGGCTGCGCCAGCATCCAGACGTCCTTCCCGGCATCGATCCCAATGCGAACACATCGCATCAGCTGCGCAGCGCGTTGCGTCGCTTGGGATGGTCAATGCAGGAGACGCCGACTGAGGTCAGGCTGATGAAGCCCGGCGCCGACTCAAGCTCACTGATGGTGAGCGAAGTCCTTGGGTCCAGCGATCTGGGCGAGGACGCCGACGCTGATGCCGCACCGTTCTTCTCTCTGGAGTATCAGCTGAGGGATTTCATCGCCTCTAACCTCAACACCATTTCGGTTGATGGGAGGCGCCTTCGATTGTACGTCGATCCTAGTGGACGCGATGGAATTGAGTTTCCATCGGCCGTCGGTCCCATCGACATACTGGCTGTTGACGAGAGCGAGTCATTCTTTGTTTTTGAGCTCAAACGAGCCAACAGCCCTGATCGAGCGATCGGACAGCTCGCGAGATACATGGGATGGGTTCAGCAGACAATCGGCAAGGAACGAGAGGTCTTTGGCGTGATCGTCGCTAGGTCGATCAGCGAGAACCTTCGGTATGCAGCATCAATCGTTCCGAAGGTGCATCTCTTCGAATACGAGGTCGAATTCCATCTCAAACCTGCCCACGATGTAGCGAGATCAGCGTGAGCTATCAGGCGCGCGCGGGCGCCGCTACATTCCAGAACAAGACGCGTCCCGGGCCTTTCCAGGCCGCGCATTGCTCCCAGGCCTTGGCGTCATAGTGCGGATCGCTCGGAAAGGGAGGCTTGATCCTCGCCTCGCGGCCGAACGGCGCGGGGTAGATATGGATCATGGCGCCCGCGACCTCGGCCGGGGTCAGCGCGCGGCCGACTTGGACGACATGCCGCCGCGCCGTCGGCCATGCCATCGCAAGCCCGCGCGCCAACACGCCCGATCCCGCCGCGCACCAGACCTCGTCGGGCATGATCCCGATCGCCTTCGCCGCCTTCGCGATCGCAACGACGGCTTCCGGCATATCGACGCCGAACGGCACAAGCGCCGCGCCGGTACGAGAGCAATAGTCCCTGGCGCGCGCCTGAACGACGGAGAGATAGCCCGGAGCAACCGGAACGATCTTCGCGCCGAGGCGCGCGGCTTCGAGGGTGCGAGCATGCGGACGGGCGCGTTGCGCGACGAAGATCGTCGCGCGCTTCCCCAGCTGCCGCGCGACGGTGGCGAGTGCGGCCTGCGCGCCGCCTTCCGCCGGGCTCGCATAGACGGCTTCGTCCGCGTCCTCGAAGACGTGATGCATGAACCGCGCTTTGGTGCTGCCGGGGAAAAGATCGTCCCGCACGACCAATACTCCCGCATGCTCGCGCACGATAGGAGTGGTTGCAGGGGCCGGAATCGAACCGGCTGCTCCCGGGGTATGGGCCCGGGCAGGCTCCAAGCCTCCCTGCGTCATGTCGGCATTTCTCCTTCGGCATCGATCTCGCCGAACTCCACCGGCCCGCACGCTTCCGTCGCGCGCCGCGGGTCGCCCTTGCAGAACACCATCACGTTCTGGTGCGTGCGGCCGAGCTTGCGCGAAGCCGTGAACTGGCGTCCGGCGCGGATCGGCAGCGAGCCCACGGCGGTGACGAGGATCGCGTCGTTGTAGAAGCGGGCGCCCGCGGCTTCGAACGCATCCACCGTTCGGCCGGGCAGATTGACGTAGCCGCCGTCGTCATCGCGAACATCGCCGACCACCCAGACGGCAAAGCGATCCTCGCGGAGGCGCGTCACCGCGGAGGCGATGATCTGCGCGTAGGCGGCGAAGAATTCGTCCCGATCCATCGTCGAAAGATCGGCGGGATCGTCGGAATATTCCTCCAGATTCCAATAGGGCGGGCACGAGAAGATCAGATCGGCGGCGACATCGCCGGCGAGCGCGGCGAGATCGCGCGCATCGCCCGTGCGCCATTCCGGCGGCGGATCGCTTGCCAGGTGCATCTGCGCGTAGTTCGCCGCGACCTGCTCGGCGCGAAGCTCGATGCCGACATAGCGCCGGCCGAGCCGGGAGGCGAGGATGCCGCGCACCGATCCGCCGGCGAAGGGATCGAGCACGGTGCCGTTCGGCGGGCAGAACCAGCGATAGGCGATCTCGCAGAGCACGGGATCGAAGATCGAGGTGCCCGATCCGACTTCGAGGATCGCCTGGCTGACCGGATCGAGATCTTCGGATTCACGATCGCCCTTCACGAAGGTAAGGTTCGTCATAGCGGCCGCCCGCGCCCGTCGCCGCGCGCCTTCGATTTCGAATAGTCGGCGGCCGGCAACGGCGAGCCGCCCGGCGCGGCGCTTGCCTTCGCCTTCTCGTTCCGCGCCCGATCGAGCGGCCGCGGACTTCCGCCGGGCGCGGCGCCGCGGCCGAGCTCCGAGCGAATGCCGAGATCG